TAAAAAATCTTTGAGTGTATCGTACAAATGACCCAACGTATCGTTGTATTGTGAGATTTGTGCTGGATTACAAGTCTGTTCTACATCTCTTCCTATACAACCATAAACAAAGTTTTTAAGTTGAACAATAGTTGTATGAATACTTGTTGCTTCTAAAGGTTCCGCAAAAGCCGCACACAGTCCAATTGATAAGCAATTTTTAATCCATAGTTCTTGCTGTCTACCACTTTCAAATTTTAACAATCTAATAGGATCTACCTTTTTTCCTATAGTCTGTTCTAACTCATCTTGTGCTTGTTCAGGTGTTGTAAAATCGTCACAGAACACATAACCACAACCTCGTCTATTGAGTGTAGGAATTTGCCAACACCAACCATTGCGTTGTGCCCAAGCATTAGTTACAGGTTCAATTTTTTCATCTTCATCGTATGGTAATAGAAATGGTAAAGCACTATTGACTGGCAAATTGTTCTTGTAACTTAACCAATGTCCACCTACTGCTTTCATTAAAACTTGGTTGAATCCACTTGCGTCTATAAACATATCTCCAGATTCAACATTGCCATTACTTAATCTTAATGCTGTGATATATCCAGTCATGCTGTCTAACATTACCTCGTCTACTTCAGAATCAATATGTGTTACAGTATCACAGACTTTCTTAAAATATTGTCCTACTTTGTGGGCATCAAAATGATAAGCATGATCTCCTCTTTCTTCCACAAAACTATTTTTATTATGATGTATCTTATAACCTAATTCAGTAATAATATGTAAAAGGTTTTCATCACGATAACCTAAAGCATGTAGAAAAGCAATATCAGATGAGTCATAACTAGTAGGAGATCCATCAATTGGGCCATAGTAGAACTTGTTAGGATCTTCGTTCCAGCCAATATGTTTAATACCTAACTTTATTGTGGCGTCACATTCCTTGATAAAATCCTGTTCGTTACAACCAAGGTCATGCATCTCATTTTGTACAATGTTTGTAAGGGTGCCTGTTGAACCTTCACCAGCACCAATGATCCCAATCTTAGAACTTTCAATAACTGTAACTGTGTGTTCTCTACGTATTTTTGATATCATTAGTGCGGCTAACCAACCAGCTGTGCCACCTCCTACAATAACTATTTTCATTAAAAGTCTCCTGTGCTATGACATCTTTCATACCAATCATATCCCATGTTGGTAGTTTCAATAGCTTCTTTGTGTGATATGCTTAACCTATTTCTAATGGCTTCTGACCTCATAAATTCTTGCATCGCAAAATCTATTTGTATTGGACTTAGTCTATTTAGATCAACACTGGTAGGATAACCCATCTGTATTAACCATAGTTGCCAATTCTGTGGATGAAAAAGTGTTTTGCTAGATACATCTGAATAAAAAGTTCGCTTAGGATCTTTCAACCAATCTTCATAAAACAAATGCCTATCTGATTTTACATGTTTTTCTTTCACATAGTTCCAAAATTTTGTGTCCCATTTGCTATCAGCATAATGACTTCCTACAAAATCAACAGCATCTGAATACCATGCCATCATAGTTCTGTTATATGTGTCGATATCATTTTGCGTGTAAGCATACTGAGGTATGTGTAAAGCAAGTTCTTGTACCCCGTATGTCATACTTGCTAGTCCAGTTGACTCTAACGGTTCAATGAATCCGCCACTTAGTCCAATTGATACAACATTCTTTTCCCAGAAGTTTTCACTGTAATATGGTGTCCAATCAATTAATTTAAGATCTTCTGGCTTAACTCTATTGTTCCAATGCTCACAAAAATATTTCTTTGCTTCTTCTGGATCTGTGATGTTACTGTTGAATACCATGCCAGAACCAATCCTTGATTGTGTTGGTATTTTCCAAATCCAACCATGGTCAACAGCTGGACAACTTACGTAAGGTACACACTCTTTTTCAATGTCTTCATACGGCACATGACCTGCTACAGCGGCATTGGTAAACAGTCTACCAGTGTCCAGTAATTCTACCTTTTTTTGGTCTTTTAACAGCGATAAGAAGCCCGTACAGTCGAGATAAAAGTCTGATTGGTGTGTTGTACCATTCTTTAGTTCAAGGCTTGTTATAAAGCCATCTAGGTCTTTGTTTACTTTTACAACATCACTTTTAATTATGTTAACTGTATTAGCACAAACATTTTGTAATTCTGTTACAAGTTTGCCAGCGTCTATATGATATGCTAGAGTTTCAAAAGCATTGAAAATATCAACCTTGTTCATCATAGTGTTTTGATAACTAGGTATGCTGTATTCTCTAAAATCCAAGTCTTGCTTCTGTGCCCAAATGTCGTACTGTGTACATTTCAAATCAAAATATGATCTATTTAAAAAGAAAGGATGGTAAATTTTTCTACCTGGTTCTACCCAATTAGGAAAGTCAATACCTGCCTTGTATGTACCGTCAACATTTTGAAACCATTGTGGCAAGTTTATCCCACATTGCCTTAGGAATGAAGGAAATGTAAGAACAGTTGCTTCTCCTACACCTATAGGATTACCTACTTCTTTATCTATGACAGTCAAAGGTATGTCCCAAAAATTATTTTGTATGTAGGTTGCCGCTAACCAAGCCGCTGAACCTCCGCCAACGATTGTAATACTTTTAATTTTCTTCATTTTCTAAATATCCTATTAGGTCAAATACGGTTTTCAACTTTGTTTGATTTGTTTTATTTTGTAGTGTGTTTCTCAAACCCATGTGTAAAGGCTTTGGCCATTTACCAAAAGTTACCCAGGAGTATCCGTCATGTTCATCGTTTAATGTTGGAATGAATTCATTTCGAACAACAACCAGATAGGTATGGAAACTAAATTTTTCATCATTGCTAACGAATGTTTCTAGCGGAATAGTTTTAAGAAGATCAGGCGTTTTGCCAATTTCTTCTTTTATCTCACGTTGTAAAGCTGGCCAAGGAGATTCATTTTTTCCGTTAGTTCCGCCTACTAAGCCCCATACGTTTTTCTGTTTGCTCTGCGTTCTATGTAAAAACAAAAATCTCTTTGTTTGTAGAGCATAGAAGAGAGCACCGCTACATGTAATTTCGTGGTTCATGTAAATAATTATCTTAAAGTGCTAGGCGCCAAGTACCTTTTTGATACTCGCCTTCCCAGCTAAGTATCCATTCTGTACCTGTCCATCTGTACTGTACGCCTGTATTGAGGTTGGTTATGTACTTTGTTGTTGTTCCATCATCTGTGCTGGCATCAAAAACGATATGCCACTGGGTACCATCCCATTCTATGATATCATTTTCGCCTGCTACAAAGTCTGTGTTATCTGCGTTTTTCCAAGCATCTGGACCATCATATCCTGCTTCGCCCACGTTAGAACTTGTATTGATAGCACTCAATAACAGAAGTCTTAAACCTGCTGTCTTGCTTGATGCTGGATTGAACTTGCCTGGGTCTATAATGAAATCAACAGATCCTTGATTGTTTCTACCACTTGGTGAATTCAGGTTAGTGTTGGTTGGAATGGTATCATCGTCCCATGTTATTAAAAGTTGTGTCCTATCCAATTCATTTACGGTAATATTTCCGTTGATGCTAATGCTTCCTGATTCGCCGTCAATAAGTTTTCTTCTTAACATGAGCTGAGAAAGTCCTGCTCTGTATTCTCCAGGATGTGGTTCTAATACCTTGAACCAATCCACTGTACCTACTTTCCCCCTGTCAACTATTTGTGCTACATTGCCCATAACGAGAACATCATAATCTTGATAGTTTCCTGCTGTAATGGTAATACCATCTTTTTCTATTCTACCAGTTTGTAAATCTGTCTTAGGTCTGTTGGGTTCTCCATCACTGTATGCTTGTAGTTCAGGCATACTGTTTTTAAGATCAATAGTACCGTTTGATTCATCAAATATGCTCATAATCACATTTGTAATCACTCCTAGCTTTTTAACTTTAGCAGGCATGTTGATGTATATGGGTGTTGTAAATCCTAAAGTTGCTATATCAATATCACTTTCCGTTCCTTGAGGTATGCTCCTGTTAGAAAAGTTAATGGTAGTAAGTTCAACACTGGTCAAACTGGTCCAGTCAACATAATTGTCGGTGGTTTGTATTTCCAAACTCGGATTAAACAGCATTAAAAGTTGTTCCATAATTTGTAACTTCATATCTGTGTTTGTGGACCAAATATCTAAATTTACATTTAAAGTGTATGGTGTAGGCATTATACGCTCAACTGTGTAATTTTTACCTTGGGTATTTAGATACTCGTTATCTGTTTGATTATATTCGCGTTCTCTGAGGTGAACTTTACTTACAAAACTTGAATCAGATGTTCTAGTTCTGTCCTGTTCTAGTGCTGTAATGTATACGGCCATTCTAGGAGCAGACGGCAATTTATTTTCACTTTGGTCTCTCATTATACTAGAAACTTGTCTTGTAAGATCACCGTATAGGAC